ACACACAAGCGATTTGTTCTTGGAAGCTGTCAAAAGCTGGAAAGGCATACGCCCGTTGTTCCACAAATCCCAGTCCTTCCCGCCAACTATTTCAGATTATTGGATGAAACCTAATGCTCATTCTGAAACCTATTGGGACGAAGATCTAATGGCCAATCACGTACCGATGCTTGAGTATGCAGACTTTGATATTGAAGCAAAACATAAAGAAGTAGCTGTAAAAGGTTTTTATGACTTCATTAAACAAGAAGAACAATATAGCGGAGAAATGGTAATCACTAAAAGATTATAATTTTGTTTTGACACTCATGACCATTTAAGTATAATAGGGGTACAAGTTGTACCCCTTTTTTATTGGAGAAATTATGGCAGTTCGTAAACTAATTAAATCATCAGACGGCACAAAAGCATGGAAGTCTATGAGTTCTTCCGTAAAACGCCATCCAACACAAGAGTGGTGTGCGTTTTATACACCACAAGGTCGTATGGTATCAAAACCTGCAGGACGACGTCCTAGTAATATGCATCCAGAAGAGTGGTGTGCTAACAAAACTGCTTTTCGTGGACAAGTTAAAAGGAGTTATTAATGGCACCAAAGAAAACTAAATCAACTGTAAATTCTGCTAAAGTTTACACTAAACCTTCACTTCGTAAGCGCATATTTAATAAGATTATGCGTGAAGGGAAAGGTGGAGCACCAGGACAATGGAGTGCGCGTAAGGCACAAATGTTAGCTCGTGAATATAAGGCTAAAGGTGGTGGTTATAAAAAATAGAGGATTGAATGAAGATTGAAAATATCCCAATTTTACCCGCATATTTGGGAGTAACCAATGTCGGTGTAATAAAAAATTGGAAAAGCATGGTAAATAATTTTTTTTATAAACCAAATTTAAAAAACCAATACTCTCCTACAACTACTATTACTGAGGAGAAAGGAATACATCAAAGGCCAGCTTGGAAACCTTTAGGTGATATTGGGTTACGAGCAGCTAATCACTGGGTAAAGATGATTGGATATGATGTTGATCTATTTATGACATCATCTTGGATTAATAAATATACGCCTGGAGATGTTGTATATAAACATATACACTATGATTCTTTTTTAAGTGGTGTTTATTATTTTGAAGATTGCTCTTCTATAGTTTTTGCTGAATCACCACACAAATCGCTTTTTGTGTCTGGTATAGAAAAAATAAAAGAACAAACTTTTACCTATACACCTAGAGCCGGTGATTTAGTATTATTTTTATCTTATACTCACCACTTAACTTTACCTAGTGATCAGTTGAGATATAGTTTTGCTTTTGATTGTTATCCAAAAAATATGAATTTTACTAAAAAATACAATGAATATAAATTAAAATTAGATCATGTAAAAGCAAATTTACAAGTTGATGCTAAAGGAAATAGAGTTATTTCTGATGAGTAAGTATAACTTACCACATGAAATAGGAATTACATTAAAACCTGTAAATATCAAAACAGATAAAACTATATTAGTGTTTGGAGATAGCTTCGGTGAGCTAGGCGGTTTGAGAGACTCTGGTAAACACCTAAAACGAGACAATACTATTTTTTCTTGGATGAATATAGTTTGTCAGTTATTAGAGATGAATGTAAAGAGTTTTGGAGTTTCAGCAGGTTGTGAAGAGTTAGCTTATTATTTATTTTGTAAAACATTAAATATAACTCGTGAGTATACCATTATTTGTCATAGTAGATTTGAAGATCAATCTTTTATTACTTTTAAAGAAATGAAAACTTGGGATTCTCTTTGTAATGAAAACACTATTCATTACTATTGGACCACAGAAGAACAGAATGCTTACAAGTTTAAAAACGGAAAAAGCTTTTATAACGATAATATATTTTTAGATCCTTTAACTTCTTGTGACGATTATAAGTATAGCGGAACCTGCGCTAATCACATGAATTTAAATGGTAACTTAATATTCGCAAAAAAGATAATTAACTTGGTGAAAGAGGATAAGAATGGCACTGAAACCAACACAACGTTCACTTAAACGGTGGACAGAACAAAAATGGCAGTATTCGTCCGAGAAGGAAGCAGATAAACCTCGTAAGAAACGTGGTCGCTACCTTCCCAAAGCTGCTTGGTCGGCGTTATCGCCTGGCGAAAAAGCAGCGACAAATCGTGCGAAGAGAAAAGGCTCTAAAGCTGGAAAACAGTTTGTTAAGCAACCAAAGAAAGTTGCAGCTAAAACTCGTTCGTATAGGAAAGGAGTCGGTGGATGAACTGGATGAAGTCGAGATTAAAAGAACGCACTTCCTGGGACGGTATCGCTCTAGTAGCAATGGGTGTAATAGCTCTTGCTTTTAAACCACTCATCGGTATTGCAGCTTGGGCTGCTATCGTGTGGGGCGTATACACTATCTGGAAGTCACAGTAATGGCTATACAACGCAAGAAACCAAAGATTAATCTTTCGGAACTATTGCGTAAGCACAAGGCGGGTAAGTCGATTGGGTCTACTAATCGTGCTCGCCTTGTTGCACGTGGGCTCGTAGCAAGAAAATCAGGACCCTACAAGGGTAAGAAAAAAGATTTAGGCAATCGTGGAAAAAGTTGAGTTTCGTACTGAAAATTATGATAATCATGTTTATTACTACGACTCTTCAAAATCTATTGTTTCTCAATGTATAACTATTAACGAAGATAACTATTTGATAAATGTTAGGAAAACTTATTCTAATAATACTTACTTTGGAGTTAACTTTACTACATTTAATAAAACACAAGGATTACTACATCACTTTAAATGTAAAGACAGATTAATTGGAAAAGAAAATGTAGTAGAAGATAAAGACTTATTTTCAACTCATTTTAAAAATTTTTCTCTTGAAGTTAACGAAGAGCTTGAAAACGAATCTAATTATATAAAACAAAATTTTAATTTAAGCAGTAATATTTATTTTTGCTATGATAAGAATAATAATTATAAATATACTTTGATTTCTGATAAAGAAAACTTGTGGAGAGGGTTTTATCACCCAAATACTCCACCAAAAACAGAAGCAGGAATTAAAACTTACATAGCTGTATGTGAAAAGTCATTAAATAATAATATTTATACTGTGAGCACTGTTTATAGTTCTATTATTATAGAACACTCTACTCAATATGAAAAAGAGTGGAGTGATATTAAAAGGAGACAATATGTCAATGCACAAAGATAAAAAATCGGGTAACCCGATGATGAATGGTGGTAAACCAAAAATGCAACGCAAAAAAGATGGTTTAACACCAGCTCAACGTAAATTACCCCCAGCACTTCAAGCTGCAATTTTGAAAAAAATGAAAAAATCTAAATAAGTTAAGGAGTTCCCCTCATGAACTTAAATTTAAAAAAAGCTGCTGCTATGGCAGACTTTGCTAGTCTTGTTTATCAAGACAAAGAAGTTGTTGAAGAGCAACTTAATAAACTTGGAATTAATAACTGGGCTTGGTATGACAAAGAAGGTACTCAAGCTTTTACTTGTACCCATGCAAATAATATTTTCATCGTATTTAGAGGAACCGAGCCTGATGAAATGAAAGATATTTTAGCTGATGCCAAGGCTTGGAGAAAAAAGGCACGAGAAAAGGGTTTAGTCCATTTTGGGTTTGCACAAGCTATAGATCGAGTGTATGATGATATTGTTCGTTGGATAAGCGAACAAAAACTTGACGATGGTTTTGAAATTACGTGTACGGGGCATTCTCTAGGAGCTGCACTAGCTACCATTATGGCGAGTCGGTTAGACGCCCATGAACTTTATACATTCGGTTCCCCCCGTGTAGGTAATAAAGACTTCGTCAAAGAGATGGTAAACGACAATATTAAACATTGGCGCTTTGTCAATAATAACGATATTGTTACAAAAGTTCCGTTTCCATTTATATATCGTCATCACGGTCAATTAGTTTATATTAACCATCATGGCAACATTAGGAAAATGACTCCATGGCAAAGATTTAAAGATCGTTGGAGAGGACGTGCTCGCGCTATTGCAAAAGGACAAGTCTTTGACGGAATCTTTGATCACTCTATGGACTTATACAAGAAAAAAGTAAATCATGTCTATTCAGAGAGCCAGAAGTAGCTGCCCGCTATGTTCCTATGAAGAAGAAATTTGGTTTCTGCGAGGTAAAGTAGAACCTATTGACCTGGTTGAGTGTTCACAGTGTTCCTATCACTTTGAACCTCACCAGTTTGTCTCATCATTTTTAGACCTCTATCAAAATTCAACAATCACTTCCAATTATGTATCAATGACTTCTACTCTATAATTGCTTAATGCTATTTATTTTGATATATTGTGTATATCAAAACTAATGGAGATGCAAATGGCAAAAAAAGGTGGTAAGTCTAAAGGCTTTGTTTCGCAGGGTCAACGCCCTAACTATTCCCGTAATACTATAAATGCTTGTCGTCGTGACTACATAGGCTCTAACCAAGAACTACTTAATAAGACAGCTGCGTGGCGTAAAGGCAAACGTGTAATGCTCACAATTGATAATCCCGATAAAAATAATACTAAAGAACGTAAGATTCGTGTCCCTGCTATTGATGTTTGGGGATATCCGCGTTCTATGCACCTTCGGATGCGTTAATGCCTGAAGGTCCTGAATGTACTCGTACAGCTCGTCAAGTAGATCGCGCTGTACGAGGTAAATCTTTAGTAAATCTTAATTTTATCTCTGGCAGGTATACTAAAAATTTACCTACAGGTTTTGCTGACTTTTATATAGCACTGGAAGATAAGCATCTTCCAGTAAAGGGTGTATATAACAAAGGTAAATTTATCTGGTGGGAGTTTAGCGACTTATTTCCCATCTGCTACATGTACACTACTCTTGGTATGAGTGGTAATTTTAAACTTCAACCTTCAAAGCATACTCGCATTGCGTTTTACTTTGATGACGATACAGCGGTATACTATAATGATCAACGCAATTTTGGTACTATTAAGTTTGTTTTTGATGATAAGGATCATCTTAAAAAACTGGATTCTATTGGTCCTGATATGCTTAATAATCCTTGTACTCTATCCGAATTTTTACGTATTGCTCGTCTCAAACCCAGATGGACAATGGTTAAGTGGCTTATGGATCAGTCTCAAATATCTGGAGTCGGAAATATCTATAAATCTGAATCTCTTTTTCTCGCTGGGATAAGACCTGATAAACTTATAGAGGAGTGTACAGATGAAGAACTTGAAAAACTTTATCACGCAGTGTGTCAAATACTTTCGGCATCATACTCCACTGGGGGTGCAACTATTCGTAATTATTCTGATCTTTATAATAATCATGGACAGTATACTCGCTTTGCTTCTAACCCTAACGAGATAGTTGCTGCACGTGGTGGTCGTGTAATGGTCTACAATCAAACACAAGATATTTATGGCAACCCCGTTGAGAGAGTGAAATTAAATGATGGAAGAACAACCTTTTGGTCTCCCAAGATACAAAAGTGATAATTTACTAGACTTTTTAAACAATTTCATAGAAACAAAAAATGTATATAACGCTGATTGTGAGTCTGCTAGTTTAACTCTGTGTTGGTACTTACAAGATATTAATTGTCTAGCAGCTCAAGCGGGCGGGCATACAATAGTTTTATTCAATCAAATATGTTGGATTGATATATCCGTAGGAGTTGTTATAAATAAAGATTTTTCACAATATCAAAAACTTAAAAATTTTAATCAAAATAGGTTTGATACTTTTTGGGGTGTAAATGGTAACGTATCTAACTCTGATTTTATATTTACATTAATTAAAGTTTTGTTCTATAGAAAGATAAAATTTAAATGACAGACAAAATAATACTACTTACAAACATTTTAGAACACAAACTTCGCAAAGAGCGAGAGTTAGATTTTTATCAACAAGAACTTGAAAAGCTTCAGCAAAAA